CAGAGTACAGACCACACATAATCAGAACGTAGTTTCGCTCATTCTTTGACTTCAAATAATCTTTCATTCGCTCAATGTCGTCAAGTTCACGAATAGGTTCTACTTTTCTCACAATATCACCTCCAAACTACACGAAAAGGCAGGTTGTGCCTGCCTTCATAATTATTTCATAATATAATTTTAGCACATTAAATTGTATATTTACTCCGAACTTACTCCAAATTTACTCCAAAAAAACTCCGAGAAAACTCCATTTTTTTACTCTAAAATTTCAATTTGTTCTCCATTTCGGTAAAGCTCAGCAAATGCCATTAAAGCCTTATCCAATATATCGTAATAAGAACTTTCTGAGATGGATAAATCCATTGAGATTGTTTCGTCTTTCTTACAGTCCCACTGAAGATATTTCTCGAAGAGGATTCTACGATAGAGTGGATCATGTAATCCACTTACTGCTTGTTCGATTGCATCCAGCTCAAGCTCTGCATCAACTTTTCGAATCGCTAATTTTTCAACCTGGCTATTTCTACTGAATGATTGAGATCGTGGCATAAATGAGTATGTAGTTGTTACCTTCTGCCCATCTATGTCATTGGCCACTCTTCTCCATCTAAGATATCCTCTCAGAATTCTCTTGGCGTTTTCTTTTGTTTTTGATTCATTAATATCAGGAAAGAAAGGCATCGTTCACCTCTTTTCTATGCCATGTAATATTTCTAAGTCTATTGAATTTTTAAATAACTTTTCCATCACTGTACCAATCTTGTAGTGGCTTGGATTGTTTACATTGTCAATTTTTTTCTAGGCTCATAACCTCACCTCGTCTCCAATTTTCAAAAATTCGTAGTTGTCTTGCGATACTACGAAAATGACATAGTTCTGTATTGTGATCGTGTACAGGTCGCCAATCTTCTCCTTGTGAACGACTCTGCCTTTGATTTCTGCGCCTTGATTATCTGCTTTGTAGACGATAATAGGGCGCTTTTGTTCTATGTTCTTAATATGGATACATTGCCAGATGTTCAATCCAGCAGACAATAAAATCCAGATTGCGATAAAACGTTTCAATCTATGGCCTCCTTAAAGCGCCCATCTATTTCGGGGCTTATTTCTTTTAAAAATAGGATTCTTCTTTTCTTTTTTCTTCTGTTTGTGATATTCGCTATCTTTGTTAAAGATAATATCTTCATCTTCAATCAGTTCAGGAATGAAGCGCCCAGATGGGTATCGTTCAGGTTGTTTCATCACTCCACCTCCTCAATCTGAATGCCCTCGCAATCAAACACCCAGCCAAAGCCTGCTTCTTCTAATTCTTTGCGGGTGTGTTTAATTTCTCTATCGCTGGAATATTCTTCTGCTCCAAAATACCATTCTTGGATAATGCTGGCATATTTTAAAAAGCTTGCTTCTTTTGGTACGCCTTTTAATTTGATTACATAATGTGATTCTTTCTCCACCTCGTAGCCGAATTGGTGCATGTTGACAAGTGTTTTGAAAGGTTTGGTTTTACCATCAATAATCCATTCTTCAAATTTCGTTAGTTCATTATCATTGCGCTTTTTATAAATTTCATAGATACATCGAAACAAATTCCCTTCAAAATCATCCTTATTCTCTTCATACCAATCCACCACAAACTGCGGGATTTTGACTTTCTGCGGTTCGTCTAGTTGTCTGACTAAACCTAGTACAACTTTCTTGTCAACATACGGTTTATATTTATAATCTTCTGCTGGTAAGGCTTCAATTTTCTCAATCAATTTTTGTTTTTTCATTCTTCCAACTCCTTTAACTGTTCCTTATATTCTTTTATCTTCTTCCGCCAAAAATCTCTTTCAGCAGCTCTCATGTGCACCGCTGACTTCTGACTTGGTTTCTTCAATTCTTCAGCTTTAGCTTCTGCCACTTTGATTGAATGTTCTAGCGATTCAATCATAGCTTGTTTTATTGCGTTCATTTACTATCTCCTAAAATGGCAATCCATCATCTGGAATATCCATCGGATCACTTGCTCCAAAACTTGGTGGCATCTGGTTTTCTATGCTTGACTGATTCGCAGAATTATCCTTCTTTTCAAGCGTTTGAAAACTTTCAGCTACCACTTCTGTCACATAGACACGTTGTCCTTGCTGATTATCATATCTACGACTCTGAATGCGACCTGTGATTCCTACAAGAGCACCTTTTTTAAGCCAATTTGCAAAGTTTTCAGCTTGCTGACGCCACATGATGCAACTGATAAAATCAGCTTCACGGTCACCTGCCTGATTCTTAAAATTGCGATTCACTGCCAAACTGAAAGTTGCAACAGCAACATTTGACGGCGTGTATCGCAACTCAGGGTCACGAGTCAATCGACCTACCAAAACAACATTATTGATCATTTCCTATCTCCTTCTTCATTTTCTAAAACGGCACCTTGTATGAAAGTATTACCAATTTCATAGTGCTTGTATTCCTCAGCTGTCACTTCAAACGTTTCTTCAACGTGCTTATTTCCTGCATGTCCAGAAACTACTAGAATATATCTTCTTTTGGTTCTTGTTGGTACAAGTACCGAACTTTTTCCTGTCGTAACAGGTATGAATGTTGTGTGAGGTTCATCAATGTACTTGTCTATAACCGTTCCGCTCGAAATCTCGTGACATGCTACGAGGAAGGATGCGAATAGAACAACACATAGGGTTTTAAAATATCTCATTCCTTCTCCTTTAAAATCTCTTGGTTCTCGTAGATGTTGCCGATAACTTTGTAATAGGGTAGGAATCTCTTTGCGATGTCAATCCGATAGGTGCGACTTAGACCGTCGCCGTACCATCGACCTTTTTCTTTGTCATATTTGACAATAAAGGTATATTCTGTCTGTATCTGATGATGTAAGATATCACCTTCAAAAACTTCTGTACCTTCCTTGTCACAAAGACCTGTTGTTTGCATGAGTTTGATTTCATCAGGGTATACTGTGATGTAGTCATTCATGACTGCATCGTTCAATTCAAGTTCTTCAACTGAACCGTCTTGAAACCACATGTTTTTTATTAGCATCATTCTGCCTAACTCAAGATGCCATGCTCTATATCTTGGTATCATTTGGCAAATCCTCCTCTTTCACAAACACCCCGTCAATCATCTTACCTTTGCGGTCTTTGATGACTTCATAAGCTTCTTCTAAGCAACTTTCAGCTGTAGTGCCATTGCAAAATGAAACCGTACTAACAACACTATCAAGAAACATCAAGTCTGACTTGATCAGTGGAGTCTGTGTCTCATTATGACAAACATGAGAGTATAGTTTCTGAGCAATGTTACCAAGACTGGAAACCATCAATAACAATTCAAGTTCTTGTTGATTAGCTGAAATTTGAGCGCCATTTTTAATTTGTTGTTCAAAGCCAATCATTACAACTTGAATATCTCCAAGAGCATCATAAATTAATTCAGGTTTATCCTTTGCGATACCCTCAAACAATTCTCCTGACTCTTCCATCAACTTCAAGAACTGTTTGACAGGATTTGCTTCATGTAAATTTCGGTCAACAAACCACTGCTGAACCTTTTCTTCCAAATTCATTTTTGTATTCATCTTATTTTCCCTCCGTTTTCCTAGTAATCAAGTAGTAGCAATCAGCTGCTCCGTAGTCAATCCTGATGTTCTCACCGCTCATGCTTTTACGAAATCGTGGATGACTGATTGCTGAGTAACTAGCTTGATGTTGCTTTAATTCATTGATTGCGCTATGTATGTGGCAAAAACTCCCAATAAGTATCTTGCGGTGTCCGTTGTAAATAAAGTATAGATTTAACATCAATACCTCCTATCCTTCATCCCTGACGGATACACAAAGCACCTTCCAGTTGCTCCTTCGAAAATTCGACTTGATAAAGCACCATTCCCGAAATCGTCCGAATAAAGTTCTTTAATCTCTTCACTAGACAGATTCGTGTTGATAATCGTATTCGTCCGATTATCCAGGATCTTAAACAATATCTGATGTGCCCACTCGTTTCGCTTTGTATCAGCTTTACGACTTTCTTTTCCAAGATCATCCAAGAAAAGAAAATCAACCTCAGACAATAGCTTAACCATCTTAGCTTCTGAATACCCATTGTCATACTCAAAACTTTCACGAATCTTGTCAAATAAAGTCACAACTGACACAAAGAGCACGCTTTTCGGTTCATCATAAGACTTAAATTGCTCATTGAGAAACCGAGCTAATCCATAGGTCAGATGACTCTTACCAACACCAGAAGGTCCTGTGATGATGGCATTTCCAACCGTACCTTTGGCATACTCACGTTCCAATCGCTTCACAAAATTCATAGCCTTTTCATCAATATCAACCTGCATCTCATAGTCATGTAGTGACTTGCTGGCCAGCTTAGTTGAAACGATACTATCGCGAGCAAAGACCTCATAAGTGTCCGAAAGCTTACTCTTGACCTCGGATTCCATATTTAACTGCTTTTCAAAGAGACGAATGTTCTCTTTCTCACACTCAGGACATTGACTGATTTCCTCAACCTTACCCTTAACAGGAATCTTAACAGACCAAAGATGGCATCCATGGATTTCACAGACATCATCAAGAACCGTTCTAGTTCTGAATTGTTTAAACTGTTTCATTTAAAACCCTAGCCTTTCGTCAACTGCTGATTGAAAAGAGTGAACTTTTTTTGGCATAGGTTGGTTTAGATAATTGTCCATCTTATTACCAAAAAGTGTTTGTGGTTGAAGATACTGTTCATACTCTGTACCTTTCCACTTAGCGACCATGATGTCTACAACCTTTTTAAAATCTTCAAGGACATAACCTTCTTTTAGCCTTGCCTTGATAAATTTTTGATGACTAGCAGTGTCAACTTTAAAATTTTTCTTAGCTTTCAAATTGAGATAAGAAATAACTTCCTTATAAATCGACAATTTATTATTATTATCTATATCAGTCTTTATAATATCAGTCTTTATTGTTTGTACTTCTTGCGTATCCAGAGCGGTATTTTCTACGGTTCTGGACGGTATTTTTTCCGGTTCAGGAGGTTCACGCTTGACAATTTTTGGACCAAGGATATAAAGTCGATTTGGTTTAGTCAAGCCCTGACGTTCTTCCCTCAGCAAACCTGATGTCACAAGTTCTTTTTTAATCTTGGTTACCGTTTTCTCCGAACAACCCAACTCTTCGCAAAATTCAGCCGTTGTAAAATACATAAATACTTGACCATTTCGATCATGCCACTTGGACTCCAAAGACAAGTCCAAACGATTATAAAGCAAGGCATACATTATTTTAGCGTTGTTTGATAACTTTTTATAAGGCTCCTTGAAGAGCCATTTAGGCAATTGAAAATATTGAAACTTTTCAACTTCATTTTTAAAATAAGTCTCAGCCATCCTCTACCCCTCCACACTTGAAAATTTTGTGTACTCTTTGTGAAAATACAACTTCACTGTCCCTAGACTACCATGCCGATTCTTTTCCAGGATCAGTTCTGTTACGTTATTTGCTTCCTGACTATCTGCTTGTTCCTTCTGATAGTAGGCATCACGATACAAGAAAGCTACAATGTCTGCATCTTGCTCAATCGAACCAGATTCTCGCAAATCTGATAGCATTGGACGCTTGTCCTGTCTCTGCTCAACCGACCGACTCAACTGCGATAAGGCTATGACAGGAACCCTCAAATCCTTTGCTAGTATCTTCAATTCCCTTGATATTTCAGAAACTATCTGCTGACGATTTTCTCCTTTTGATCCAGTAATTAACTGCAAGTAGTCAATGATAATAACACCAAGCCCACCCATTTCTTGGGCAAGTTTTCGTGCTTTTGATCGTATCTCTGAAATCCGAATCCCAGCCGTGTCATCCACGAAAATAGGCACATCATAGAGATTGCTTTGCGCATGTACAAGTCTTTTCCACTCATCGGTACTAAGATCCCCAGTCTTCAAATGATAACCTGGCACCATCCCCTCTGATGCCACCATGCGCTCAATCAATTCCTCTGCTCCCATTTCAAGCGAGAAGATGACGGCAGGCTTTCTTTCCATCGTAGCCACATGCTTTGCGATGTTCAATGCTAGCGCCGTCTTACCCATAGCTGGACGAGCAGCAAGGATGATAAGATTCCCTTTATGAAGTCCTGTTGTAATCTTATCCAATCCGACAAAGCCAGTAGATAGACCAGTTACGAATCCATCTGTCTGTGAGCGAGTCTCGACTATCTGCATATGTGTATCAAGGATATCGGCCACATTACGAAATCCTGTCCCTGCATTTTGATTACTGATATCCAGCATAGACTTTTCAGTTTTAGCAATGATATCACTGATTGATGCATCGCCTTGATATGCGCTAGAAAGAGACTCTGACAAGTCAGCGATTACCTTTCGAAGCATAGCCTTTTCTTTAACCAGTTTGGCATAATGCTCCACATTTTTTGAAGTTGGTGTTGAATTTACCAACTCTACAACATATGTCATGCCCCCAATATTTGAGATATCACCCTGATTGGTAAGAGCTGATACCATAGTGGTAGCATCGATTGGTTCACCTTTTTCAAGCAGAGATAACATAGTTTTAAACACTATCTTATTTGCAGGCTTGTAGAAATCATCTGGAGTCAATTCGTCTGCCAGCGATGTCATCGTTTCTGGTGAAATAAAGACTGCCCCTAGAACCGACTGCTCGGCTACTAAGTCATGAGGTAGTATTCTAAAATCTTCACTCATGCGCTATTCCCCCAATATTTTTCTAAATCCACATTCATCACTACAGCAAGATTCTTTTGCTCAGTTAAGATCTGACGACGATAAGGAGCAAGTCCAGCTTGTCGCTCTTCCTCGCTTCGTGGCAAGTAATAGCCGTTTGGCTTCATCTTCTTAGCTACGATAGGATGACCAAAATTCACACGCAGACTCTCAATGACTTCTTCTAGCCTACGCTTTGAGAGTCCGGTTTCGATACGAATTTCATTTGCTTGAATGGGTAGGTCGAAAGTCGCGCAATTCATGATCATTTTTAACACACGGATTTCCATCTCACTCATTTCACGACTAACACTCATGTCTTTGCCCTCCATTTTCTTGGATTCTGACGGAAATCCAAAGTCATTTCCTGATAAAGCAAACGCCCATTTTCTTCTAAGAGGTCTGCATTTTGCTTTCTTAGAAAATCATTATTACCTGCTTCTTCCAGGTAGTCCTGAGCCAGTCTGTCATAATCTTCGATGCATGCTCTAAAAACTTGTGGTACATCCTCAAGCGATGAAGCCAGTCCTGTAGGTGGCTGGGTATCGTAGGTGGATTTCCTATCGCTATTTTTCAAGTTTCTTCGGGCAACTTCTCTAAAATCCTCAGTTTCTTCGATGATGACTACTACATTTTGCTCATCCGATTTTTCATTTTTAGCTGTAAATATCATCAGGATAAAGAACCCGATAAAAATAACTAGTAAGCCAAGCAATTGGCTTGATACAGTTGGTTCTGTCATTTTGTTCTCCTTACGCTCTTAATTTCCGTACTTGTTTTTCTAATTCTAAAATCTCATAAACATCATTGACATCGTACATAGTATCTTTCCCCTGCTTACGAAATCTTAATCCTTTGCGTTCTAACTGCTTCACATATCCATGCGTAAAGCCGAACTTCTTCATCAAAGCTTGTTGATTGATTGGCATGCGATCATTCTCTAACTGCTCCTTGACCTGTTTTTCAGCAAAGGCCAACAATTGATTCGTGAACAATTCAGCACTTTCACCGTCCAATCGTAATTGTAATGTTATACCTTCCATTTTTTACATCCTCTCAACTATGCGGGCAAGCATTTTTGTGATATAATGGTTTTAATTATTTAAGTATGCGCCTGATTGCCGTCAGGTGCTTTTTTGTTTTTAGTTATAAAGTTACCGTTTTGGTGACTTTCTTGGTAAAAAAATATCTTGCAAAGGTTTATCAAAAAAGCTACGCAAGAAAAACATTTCATCCTGAGTAAAAGCGCTCTGTCCCTTCTCTTTCTGACGATATGCTGTTTCAGAAATGCCAAGTTTTTGGGCTAGTTCTTTCTGAGTAATGCCTTTTTCTTTTCTTAGTTGATACAAATAAATTTGCACGTTCCTACCTCCTTATCTTAATTCATCCAAGCTGATTTCTAGTGCATCAGCAATTTTGCACATATTCGTCCACGACATCTCTTTTAATCTTCCGGCCTTTAGGTTTGAAAAATTAGATGGATGGACATTTGATTCTTTGGCTAATCTATACATTGACCAACCTTTTGACTTTAATTGTTGTTCAATCTTACTCCACATAAAAACCACTATATGTTGTGTTTATTTAACACTTAACATCCTTTCTTATACTATATGTTGACAAATAAAAACATTTGAATTATAATATATCTTGACTGAGACCTCTCACCGTTTTAGTCAAAATTTCAATAGAAAGAAATCATAATCATGGATCCTAATCAATTCAAAGACTTTCTTCCTCTTGTTACAGGATTTTTAGGAGGAGCTACTTCAGCCGGTGTATTTGCCGGGCCTATTCAAACATTGCAAGATTGGTGGTATATCAATTATGGCCACGATGTTTCTAATCAAGCAGCGTTATTGCGTGCGAAAAACGAAATCGATGTTGAAAATCTCAAAAACAGCACGCTTCAACAAGTGGCGACTATCCCACCAGAAAATATTCAAGAACCTCCTCTAAAAATATTAGGTCCTGCATTGGAAGCATCTAAGTATTATATTGGAGAAGAAGAACTACGCTCTATGTTCGCGAAAATATTAGCAAGTTCATTTGACAATCGAAAGAACTCAGTCATCCACCCCTCTTTTGTTGAAATCATCAAGCAACTAGATGTTACAGATGCACGTATTCTCCAATTTTTAAAGGAACAGAACCACGCAACAGGTTCCCCAATCCCTATCATGAAAGCTGTCATAAATTCCGATAGTGGTTCTAAAATAATATTCCCGATTATCTACTTTATAGATGGAACTGAAGGGATTAACGACCTTCCTCCGTCTTTAACAAACTTAGAGCGACTAGGTCTGTTAAAAATTGATGATGATAGATATTCTGCAATTGATTCAAACTATGATTTCATTAGAAGCAACATCGTTATTCAACATGTTCTTCAAAACTATCCAGAAATCACTCTTGAAAAAATGTGTTTTTCTATCACTCCCCTAGGGAAGAATTTTTTGGAAGTTTGCTTATGATGTCTTCAGCAAATTTCTTAACACTTGATGTTTCGAAATCCATATATTTTTTGTATAGTTCATTTACTTTATAAATGTGGTAATGCATCATAGTATATGTCACAATTAAAGATGTCAGAACTGATATAATGAATGTTTCCATTTCTCCTCCTTTACACTTTGGTTGCTAGTAAATTCTCAAGATAGCTAGAGTTTTTTAAAGTGTTTTTTACAAATCTAGAGTCTGCCTTTACAAAGGTGGACTCTTTTATTTCTCCACTATACGGATACCTTTTTGGTCTCATTTCCCTACTCCTTTCTCTTTTTTTGCTCTATGAGCAACAGCCTGCCAGGGAGTCGAACCCTGGTGCTACCGATCAGGCTACATTCATTTTGTCCATCATTCCTGCGAATGATGCATCAAAGCGAATGTCATCGATTTCGTCTTGAGTGAAACCAGCATCAAGAAGGTAACGCTCTTGGCGTTCGATCTCTTCTGCCAACTCTGTCCATCCGAAAGCGAACTGACGACTGTTGTTCCAGAATGATTCAAGCTGACCATAGAGGAAGCGTTCCTCGTATGTGTTTTGAAGTAAGGTTTCTGCAACCACTGCTTTGAAGATGTTGATTGCTTTCTCGTTTAATGTGTTCATGGTGTTTCCCTCCGGTTTGATTTTTGTTATTTCCTTAAGCTTGATTTAATTATATCACCATTTTGGTGACTTGTCAACAGTTTTTTTATTAAAAAATAAAAAAAGTTGCGTTTTCGGTGACTTTTTTATATAATTTACTTATAAACGATAATAAAAATCGAGGTGAGTAGAGTGGATTTAAAAAAATATATTGGAACACAAATTAAGACATTCCGCAAATCAGCTGGTTTTACCCAAGATGAACTTGCTAAAAGATTGAATACCACTAAACAAACTATTAGTAGGTATGAAAAAGGAGATAGGAAAGCCAATCAAGACATGTTATTTGAGCTTTGTGATATTTTAGGCGTCTCAATAGATGACTTTTTTCCTTCTCAAAACGACTCCTCTTCTAATACTCCCCAAATCCAAACCATCTACGATAAGCTAACCCCTCCAAGACAAAACAAAGTCTTGACCTATGCAGAGAAGCAACTGAATGAGCAGAGGAACGAAGAAGAAACGAAGATAAACGAAGTATCGGAAGCTATTCAGCTCTACAGTTACGACTACTACGACCACCCAGCTTCTGCAGGTACAGGACAGTATTTGAACGATGTACGAGTGGAACAGATTGAGTTGCCAGTAGATATCGATGCCGACTTCGTCATCCCCATCAAAGGGGACTCCATGGAGCCTGACTATCACGATGGCGACCTGGTATTCATTCAGACCAGCGTGGACTTGAATGACGGTGTTATCGGAGTGTTTAACTACAACGGAGATGCTTATATCAAGCAGCTTGTCATTGATGAAGACCAAGCCTACCTACATAGCCTAAACCCAGCGTACAAGGATATGCCAATCACACCAGAGACAGACTTTCGAATTATCGGTGAAGTCGTGGATTTGTATAGAGAAAAATAAAACTAAATTTAACAAAAATACCTTGACAAAATTTAAATAATACAG